TATTGTCTTGTTAGAAGTTTAGATATGCTTTTTGCTATATAAATCGAAAAGTTTCGCGGCAGGTATGTTGGGTTCAAAGGCTCGGGACGCACGGTGCGCTTCGCTTACCGGCTTTCCCCCCTCGCTGCCACACGAATTAGAAGTTTAAGTTTAATTTACAGTTTATTAACAATCAAGGAAAGCGAGACGTGCTTTATAACTACAATATACAGTAGGTGTAGCATCAGCACTCTTTGCAACAGCCATATGGATAGAATTATCAATAATATCTTGATTAGTAACGGTATTAGCCCCATTATAATGGACTGTAAGTGGAGGATTAAAAACATGAGTATAATCTATAATCTTTGTTATTTGCGCAACACCTCTAGTGTTATTCTGATAATTATAGTAACATGCTTTAGGATCTAAATTAAATCTATAATCACGTAAGATTTTATATCTACCAAAACTATTACCATCTTGGAACATATCAATTTGGTTAGCTGAACTAGGACCTGAATAAATCAATGTTTGTGGAGTAGATGGGTACTCTCCATTTGCTTGCTTATCAATATAGAAAAGAACCCTAATAGTCTGAGAACCCAGAGGGTCTGTAGCAGTACCATAACCAGGATTAGTCCAAATCTGACCCTTAAGTTTAAGTGATAGTATCTGGACTTTACGTCCAATACGTTGTTGCCAGGATGTCCCAACTGATATGGCATTAAATGAATATTTTGAAGGTATTGTATCAGGTGAAGTTATGGGGTCCATGGAGCAAGCGGACCAGTTAGGTGTAGGGAAATAGACTTGGGCTGTAGCTCTTTCAACATCCCAGTATTTTCGCTCTGTAATTGCAAGAGGATTTCCCAAAGGTCTTGAAGTGTATCTAGTTGTACGATTGTATGTTGGGAGTCTACGACCAGGCCGAATGAACCGTCTTCGTTTATAAGCTCTAGAGGTAGAGCCTCGATATCGGTAGAGTCTTGCAGGCACTCGTCTTCTTCCATTTGACATTTACTGAAACAATTGAAAAAGTGGAAATTGCGAAGATCCAATTCACCTAAGAAGTGGAGATTAATAAAATCCAAGAGATGTTTGAAGAAGTGGAGGATGGAAAGATCCAGAGTGCGAGGAAGTGGAGATTGGGAAGATCTTTATAGTTGGAAAAGAGAAGTTCCGGGAATTTTGTGTTTGTGTAATTTCGTCAGCCCGGGGAGAATTCGTTCGGAATTTTCCCTGATTTACGAACTGCGTTCTGGTTGGAGGATGAATACTTCGTATCCATTGGAGGTTAGTAACTATATATAGTGTAGAATTTCACCGATTTACTATCTTTCGATTGTCTCGGCGAAGCCCTGTCATTTTTGAAACTCAAAAAAGACTTAGAATTTTTTCGATGGCAGACTTAGTTTTAACTGAAGTTAGTGATAGTACTCCTAAACCCAAGGGTTTTAGACTTAATACTCAACAGATATTCTTAACCTATGCCCAGTGTGACAAGACACCACTGGAGATATACGATTTTCTTAGTAAACTGGTAGAAGTAGATAAGTATATTGTAGCTCAAGAGAAACATAAAGATGGTAATAACCATATTCATGCGTATTTACTTCTCAAGAAGAAAGTAAACATTAGAAATGCTAGACATTTCGACTTAGAAGAGTTCCACCCTAAGGTAGAAGGTTGTAGAAGTTGGAAGAACGTTGTTAAGTACGTTACAAAGGATGGTAATTATATTACCAATTATGATAATGATATTATCAAGAAATTAGTTGACGATAGTTTGAAAGTTGGTGATATTTACCAGAAAGCTAGAGACCTTGCTAAAGAAGGAAAAGTACAGGAGGGTATTAGTGTGTTAGAACACAGAAAGACAGTCAGAGACTTGGTAGTTCACGGCAACGCAATTCAAAGGAACCTGCGTGCACTGGGCGTGAAGAGAAGACTTCCTGAGTTCAGTTTAGATGATTTTAATGTTAGTTTTGAATGGGATAGAAGCAAGTCTTTGATATTATGGGGAGAGACAAATACTGGAAAGACTAGTTTAGCTAAAGCTTTGTTACCTCGTGCGTTGTTCGTTACTCACAAGGATAGACTCAAAGAGTACGACGAGAACGAGTATGAGGGACTCATATTCGATGATATGAGCTTTAAACACTGGCCTCGTGAAGCTCAAATACATATAGTAGACTTTGATAATGATAGACAGATAGACGTTAAACACGGTATGGCAGTTATTCCAGCTAGAACTCCTAGAATATTTACAACTAACGTTATGCCAGCAGAAATGTTGTTAGCTAACGACGGTGCGATAGCTCGTAGAATACAAGAAGTATTTATTGATAGAAAGTTATCGAAGAGAACAAGAAGTGGAGATTGTGTGGATCCAAGTACAATTGGAAGAAGTGGAGATTCAGTGAATCCAACACGTTCGTTTAGCTGGGTTGATCGGAGAAACCGAGATTTCCGTGAGCCGGATGGTTCTCCGGTAGTTAGGGGTTTATTAGAAAGTGGAGATTTGGAAGATCCATTTGGTTGGGCTGACGGGAAAGGTGGCGCGGAGGGCCCTGGCGCTGAAGAGAGATCCGCCTAAGCAAAGTTATAGGCGGATCCTTCGGCGCTAAGTTTTTCCGAAGCGCCTGTTCATGGGTTCGAGTCTTACCCTAATAAATATTATTTTTTTATTTTGTTTGAAGTATTGTCTTGTTAGAAGTTTAGATATGCTTTTTGCTATATAAATCGAAAAGTTTCGCGGCAGGTATGTTGGGTTCAAAGGCTCGGGACGCACGGTGCGCTTCGCTTACCGGCTTTCCCCCC